ACTCATTCAGGGTCTGTCCTATGCATTGTTTGGTAACCCGATCAATAGCATTCGCAAAGACAATCTAATCAATCGTACCAATGCTAAGGGCATGATGGTCACTCTTGAGTTTAGTGCAAATGGCATTGAATACAAGATTGAGCGCGGTCGTCGTCCCAATGTATTAAAGTTCTATATCAATAGCGACTTGCAAGAAGCTAAGGACGATGCTCAGGGTGAGAATAAAGAAACGCAGGCTTACATTGAAAAAGCTATTGCGATGTCCCCTGACATGTTCAAGCACATTGTTGCGTTGAATACATATAGCGAACCGTTCTTGTCAATGAAGGCAAATGATCAGCGCAACGTCATTGAACAGTTGCTAGGCATCACGTTATTGTCTGAGAAGGCTGATCTTATTAAAGAGAAGACTCGCCAGAATAAGGATGCTATCCAGCAAGAAGAATTTCGTGTCAAGGCTGTTGAAGAAGCCAACAAGCGAGTACAAGAACAAATTGAAGCACTACGCCGCAGACAAGTTCTTTGGCAGCGCACACATAGCGATGCGTTATCTAAGTTGTTAGCTGACTACGATGAACTGTGTAAGATTGATATTGATCTTGAATTACAGGCTCATAAGGACCTAGCAACATACAACGAAAAGAAAAAGCAGCAGGATGCATGTAATGCTCTCGTTGCAAGACAGACTGCATGGTTACAGAAGCGCGACAATGATGTTAAGGTTCTACAGACCAGCTACAATACAAAGAGCAACATTGACATCACTAGTGAATTGCAGGCTCACTATGATCTTAAGGTATATGAAGCTAACAAGATTGAACTTGCTAATATCAACAAGACGATCACTGCACTAGAAGCTGCCTTAAAGAAAGACGAAGCACTAGTTGTTAAGTTGCAGGGTGAGATTAAGACTCTTGAAGAAAACAAGTGCTATGCTTGCGGTCAAGACCTTCATGATGAGAATCATGCTAATGTTCTTGATAGCAAGAAGAACTTGTTGGATAGTGCAATATCAGAGCTTGCCCAAACCCAAAACGAACTAGAAAAAAATAAAAATTCTATCTTTGTTTTGGGCGACATGCCTACTACATATTACAAGACTGAGGCAGAAGCAATCAAGCATAGCTCCGAGCTTGAAAACATTCAAAATCAGATTACAGCTAAATTAGCTGAAACTGATCCTTATGCCGAACAGATTGCAGAACAATGCACGTTTGAAGACATTGGTTCTCCTCCAGTTACTCATTATGATACTGAGGCAGAAGCTGTTGAACATAAGGCTATTGTTGCAAATCTAGAAAAGTCAATTGAAAGTAAGGCTGCTGAGTCTGACCCATATCTTGAACAAATTGAAGATATGGAGAACAAAGCACTGCAAGAAATTAGCTTTGACAAGATCAATGAACTTACTCGCTATGGTGATCACTTGAAGTTCCTTCAAGACTTGCTTACTAGCAAGGATAGCTTTGTGCGTAAGCGTATCATTGACCAGAACTTGTCATACTTGAATGCAAGATTGACTCACTATCTTGATAAGATTGGTTTGCCACATACTGTTGTATTCAAAAATGATCTAAGCGTTGAAATTACAGAGCTTGGTCGTGAACTTGACTTCCACAATCTTAGCCGAGGTGAGATGAATAGGTTAATTCTGGCTCTTTCTTTTGCGTTCCGTGATGTTTGGGAAAACTTGTATTCCCCTATTAACGCCCTATTCATTGACGAGTTGATTGATTCCGGTATGGATAGTATTGGATTGGAAAATTCACTTGCAATTCTAAAAACCATGTCACGAAATCGTAATAAGTCTATATGGTTAGTGAGTCATAAGGAAGAGTTAACGAGCAGGGTTGATAGGGTGTTGAAGGTCGTCAAAGAAGCGGGATTTACGTCATACAGCACTGATTTTGAAGAAGAATGATAAATAAATGTGAGTCGCGGGAGTACGAATCCCCACTCACTCTAATGCTTGAAGGAGCAATCAGCATGTCTATTTATCACCCTACCATACCGTATATCTATAAATGGATTCACCTTCCCACGGGCAAATGGTACATAGGTTCAAAAGTTAAAAAGGGGTGGAATCCCGGCCGACACGAAGAATATATCAGTTCAAGCAAAGAAGTTAAACCGCTCGTACTGGAAAACAGAGAAGAATGGACATATGAAATATTACATACCGGTGAGCCTGACTACATAGTGTCTTTGGAAACTGCGATACTGACAGAACTAGATGCGAGAAATGATCCCATGAGCTTTAACCAGCACAACGGAGACGGGTTATATAATAGATTTGGTGTCAAGGAAAATAAAGAAACACGAATGAAGAAGCGAGAAGCAAGATTAGGTGAAAAGAATCCTATGTTCGGTAAGAAGGGGATGTTATCACCTCACTACGGAAAAACTTATTCCGATGAACATCGTAAGAAACAAAGTATCGGAGTAAAAAAATATAGCGAGTGTCGTCCAGTTGAGCATAACCAAACTATTTCTAAGTCATTATTAGGAAACCCTAAACTATCGGATAGAATGAAGGGAGAGAACAATCCTATGTACGGGTTTCCAGCGTCGGATTACAACAAGAAGATGACCACATTAAAAAATTCCGGTGATAAGAACCCCATGAAGAAGCCAGAGCACCAGCGCACATGTGACCGCTGTGGTAAAACTGTTGCTAAAAACCATTTTACGATGTATCACGGTGATAGATGTAAAAGTAACCCGAACGCTCCGTGAAAATTGTTTAGACCCACGAGAAAGCGATAAATTATAGTATGCCATCACCAAGTAAGAACAAAGGATCAGGATTCGAGCGCGAAGTTGCTAAGTTCCTTAGCGACCTCTATCAAGAGAGTTTTATTCGTGCTCCTGGATCCGGTGCTTACGTTGGTGGCAAGAATCAAGCTCGTACACAGTTTCTTCATGAAGGGCAGATTCGCTCATTTAAGGGCGATATTGTTCCTGGTCAGAGTTTCACAAAGTTCAACGCAGAATGTAAGTTCTATGGTGACTTCCCCTTTCACTTGTTATTCACAGGTGACTGCAAGGTTCTTGAAACTTGGATCGAACAAATGATGGATGTCGCTGAACCAGATGACATGAACATTCTCTTTATGAAGTTTAATCGCAAGGGCAGATTTGTCGTTGTACCAACAGACAAGACCTGGGTTACTGACCAGTTCTTTCACTATACATCCAATAACCACGGTGATTGGATTATCATCAACTTTGAACACTTCTTTAAGCACAACAAAGACCTTCTTAAGATATACTCAGGCTCAAATAGCTCATCAGACACCATGTCAACTAATATCTTAACCATCAACACCTAAAGCTCAACACAGAACCCTGACAGTAATGTGATCGTATTTTCGATCCTCCTTGAGGCTGCACCACCGATGAATGCGGCTAGATTCTGGAGTATGCCTGATCGTGAGGTCAGGGAACACCGACAGGGCTCTCGTTAGGTAGGCGAACCCTGAATGAGTCTGTGATATACTCTGTCTTGAAGTCACAGAACATGCGTTGCAGTGATCACGTATCACACTACAGTCCCAGAAAACTTTACAGGGCAACCGGTAGCGTTCAGCAGCAGTACACGCTAGTTGAACGGGGAAAAGACAGCAAAGGATGACGGGCCATGGCAATGTCCAAGTCTAGGTAGTGCCTCTCAGGGGCACTACCATGGCTTCTGAACCGGCAATGTATATTCCTTATAAGATAAAGTTTTAAACGATTAAAAAGGATATACCGAAACGAACGAAGTGAGTAAAGGTATAAGTTGTCGAAGACAACTCTGATTGTTTCTGATATGGAAATAGATAGAGTAAACCGAAAAAGAAATGTTAAGGTCTACTCTATCTATGGGTGGATTAGAAGTATGGTAGTTGGGATTTCTTTGTAACTTCCATGTGTTCTTCAATGATCTTGTTTATCTGCTCTCGCTCAATAGTGGACATATTCAATATATCTTCATATGTCGCGCCACCTCGCATATTCCATGCCATGTTTAATGCGGCACTTTTGATAGCAGTAACTTCTTCTTCATAAGATTCAAACAGCTTCTTAATTCTTTCGGGCTTGCCATTAAGAAGCGTTACCCGAAAAAATCCGCAGGGTTCATAGTGAATGCTTGTTCATACTCGTGTCCGCAGCTAGGGCAAGTTACTTGCAGTGGTTTAATATCTGTTGCACTCTTTAGTTTTGCGTTGTGGTCTCTGATAGCACCATAGATATTTCTGTCACAGTTCTTTAGGAAGTCTAGAATGAATTCCTGTTCTTGCACTATTAGATTTTCAGTTTTGATGTATTCAATAGACGCTGCAATCAACTCCATTGTAACCATAGTTACCTTTTCGAGAGTTTGGAAACCCAACTTTTCGCGTTCTTCCGCATCTTCAACTGTTTCAATAGATGAAATAAGTTTCTGCAATTCAAACTGCTTCAAGCTAACATCATTCAATTCCTTAAAGGTTAATGGTCTAAACTTAACTTGGAAATCTCTCACGCTAAACTCAGTTGCATAGTCTCCTGACTTTAATGTAGACAAGATAGCTACTAAGTTCACGCCATATGAGCTTATATCTTCACATGATGGGCACATTGAATCAATATCAAGCGTATCGTTTCCTGAGGCTGCTTTGATGCCGATTAAGATTGCATCCATGTCATTGCTTGTCACAACCCATGGATTCTTGATGTTAGGAATACAACTCTTGATCAACTCAGCAACCGCAGTGCCGTTAAATAATGCGTCAGGAGTTCTAACTGTAATTTCATCAATTGCAGTCATTGGATATACTGGCAATTCACCCGACTCGGGGATAACCAAATCATCAGGGCTATAACCAACGCCCGCACTAGGTAATTTAATGTAAACTGATGGTCTTCTGAAATATTGTCTTAATGGATTGTTGTCCATATATGTTTCCTTTTTAGCTGGGTTTTTGTAAACAATAAATAGTCTTAGAGTATTTATTTGGTAAAAGTTTTGGCAAATAAAACCGGTAGGACATATCATGGCAGACAACACCGACGCAATCAATGATCTAAACCAAAGTATCGCATCGTTGAACGATACGATTAGTAGCTTTAGCTCAAGTATGCAAACCCAGATCAAGGCAATGGCTAGTTATAACCAGGCCCTTGGGCAAAACACTACAACTGTCAATCAAAATAACGTTGCAAACTCAGGCGCCAATAGAATGGCTGCTGCTAAAAAAGCAGCAGAGGAGCAACTAGCAGTAGCACAAGCAAACTTCAATAAAGCAATTGACTCGTCTGCCGGCTCTATTAGAAGTTTTGCAATCGCAATGGTTAGTGCTGAGCAAGGGTTCAAGAAGTATGGCCAAAGCATCACGCAAGCAGGTGATGCAGTATATAATGTAGGTAAAAGTTTCGGTTTCTTAGGCGGCATATTAGGCGGCGCAATCAAGGTAATAACTTCATTTGCAACAGCGGCCTTAGGTTCAATCGACATTCTTTCGGACTTTAGAGATGAAGTATCTAAAACCTCAGGGGCTATTCCTTCTTCACTAGAACATATTCAAGAACTAGGGATGCAAGCTGGATATTCCGGCGAACGTTTAGCTGTATTACAGAAGATTACAGCTGGCCTTGGTACTAGTCTTCAAGGATTGGGAGGCGTAGCGGGTACAGGTGTACTTAAGTTCATGCAACTTGCCGATGTAACTGCATCAGTGCGCGACAAGTTCGGTAAGATGGGTGTCAATCAAGAACAGTTGACTGATTTGCAAGGCAAGTATGTTCAAATACAAGCTGCGTCAGGTATGCAATATCAACTGCAAACCAAGAGCATGGCACAACTTCGCAAGGAGTCACTTGAATACGCAGATAACATGACCAGACTTTCTGCTTTAACAGGTAAGTCGGCTGATCAGCTACAAAAAGAAAAAGAACAGGTTGAGCAAGAGTTTGAAGAACAAGCAGCTACACTTGCGGACGAGGCAAAAATACGCGAATTACGCAAAGCCGGCGCAAACGAAGAAGCAGATCAACTAGAAAAATCAATGAAGGCTCGTAAGGGCGTCATGGATAATATTACTACTCTACTAGGTCCTGAACTAAGTTCACAGATGCAAAGAGTATTGAGAACTGGATTCTTTGATGCCAAGTCAGGTCCTTTAGCACGAATAATGCCAGAGTTAATAACTTATGCAGACCGATTAAAGAACCTTAAACCAGGTGATAGTGCAGACAAAGTTACTAGAGACATCTTCAACACTGTTAAGAAAAAATATGAAGAAGGTGCAGTTGACTTTAGAACTGTTATGCAAGTCCTCGGTGAAGACGGTGCCAAGAGATTAGGTTATTCTGCGGAAACATTTAAACGACTAGCTTCATACGGTGATAAAAACTATGATCAACTAGTAGCACAAACTGAAACTAATAAAGATGTAGCAGAAAAACAAAAAGGCTATGCAGACCAGATTCAGAAATTAAGAGAAAGCGAGATTGAGATACAAGGTCAGTATAATCTTGCAATGACTAAGCTCGGTGGCGAACTAATGCCCTTAGTTACTAATACCATGAATTGGTTGATTACTAATTGGGATAGTACCATTAAACCGGCTCTTGAAAAACTAGGAGATTGGTTGAAGACGGGACTGAGTTGGCTTACTGAAGTAGATCCTAAAACACATAAAACTGGTTTTCAAAAATTGCAAACGGCAATGAGCGATTTGACAGATGTAGTAAAATGGCTTTACCATCATGGCAAACTGTTAGCCGAAGTAGTAGGCGGGGCGTATTTGGCCTTTAAAGGGTATCAGGTTGTTAATTTGACTTGGCAGGCTATGAAGGGACTATGGTCATTGATGACCGGATTTGCGGGCTGGATAGGTAAAATAATAGGAGCCGGCGGCGCAGCCGGCGGAGCCGGCGCGGCGGCTGCGGGAGGCGCAGGTGAAGCAGCCGGAGGTTTAGCAGCAGGTGAGGCCGCCGGCGGCCTAGCAGCAGCCGGCGAAACGGTAGGTGCAGTAGCAGGACTCGAAGCGGCCGGCGTCGCGGCAGATGCAACTGGTATTGGACTACCAATAGGCATTGCATTGGGTCTGGCTGGTTTAGGAGTAGCTGGGTATCAATACTTTAAAGGCTCGGGTGATAAAAAATCCGGAGACCAACAACTAGATCAAGAAACTAAGAGAACCAAAGAAACAGTAGTCAAGACAGCAGAAACCAATTCAAAGGCATCTGTGACATATGAAAAAAATACTAAGATCCAAGGTGACAATACCACTTATTTTGGTAAGATCGTAGCGGCATTCGGAACAATTGTAGCGTCAGAAGGTAAGATCATAGCCGCATTCAGCGATATGATCAAATCTTTTTCAGATTCGGTATCAACTTTTTCTGACACTATTACTACATTTACTGATACTTTCGGTACATCAGGAAGCACAGTGGGCGCAACAACAGGTGGAATAGACCCCAAAACTATACAGCGAGCTACTAGCTTTTTAACTGGCAAAGGATGGACTCCGACCCAAGCTGCTGGTATTGTCGGTAATCTAGTAACCGAAAGTAGACTAAAAACTGATGCATTAGGTGATAACGGTAAAGCATATGGTATAGGACAGTGGCATCCCGATAGACAAGCCAAGTTTAAAGAGGTAATGCACAAGGATATTCATGGATCAACTCTCGAAGATCAATTAGCTTTCCTGGATTGGGAACTTAGACACACTGAAGCAAAAGCAGGTGCTTCTCTGGCTCGAACTACTACGGCCGCTGCTGCCGCCTCAATTTTTGATCGCAAATATGAACGTTCATCAGGTGCTGCAATTCAAGAAAGAATGGCAAATGCTAATGCGATTGCTTCTGGAAATCTATCAGGCATTACTGGGATAGCGGATCAACGCATAGTTGCTCTGGGTAACCTACTTATTAGTCAGGGGTTTAAAGTTACTGAAAATCCTAGTTTCGGTGGAGTAACGCCTGGTGTACATAAAGGTAAAGGACACGAAGAAGGTAGAGCTATAGATATTAACTTAATTGCAGGTGATGATTCTTCTGATCCGATAGCAGGCCCGAAGATGGATGCATTAGCTGAACAATTATCTAAAAATCCTAACTTTAAGGTGCTTTGGAGAAAACTAGGTCATTTCAATCACATGCATGTTGAAACAATGCAAAAGGCAGCTAGGGGAGGCGTGTTCTCTGGTCCTACTGGTGGTTATCCAATTGAAATGCACGGTACTGAAATGGTTGCGCCATTGAATGTAGATTCTATTTTGATGAAGTTGGCAAAAACACCAGTTGGAACAACTGAAACTGACTCTGTACTTAATTCTATTATACAACCAAGTGGCAAATCGTCAACTGACATAGAAAAGGTAGTAGCAGTGCAGTCCAGAATGATTGATATACTGGGTAATAAACTTGATACTGTAATTAATGTACTTGAAACTGGAAACTATACTCAGAATAAGATATTGAGACATTCACTGGCTTAACGCTAAATACACTGTAAAAAGAGAATTGCAAACATGGCATATAAGAAGAAGTTTCTAAACAAGAGCGGCGTTTCAAGTCCTATTTCCGGCATGAACAGCAATACTGGGGCTTGGAATGGTTCTCCTGGTCAGAACGGTTCACCAACTGGTGGATACGCTAACACTGACTTCGGCTACAAGAATTACATGTCCAGACTTCCAGAAGTTTATACTGGACACCCTAACAGAATTGAGCGTTATAATCAATATGAAATGATGGATGTTGATGCTGAAATCAACGCTTGTTTAGACATTCTTGCTGAATTCTCTACACAAAGAAACGAACACAACAAAACTCCATTCAGCTTTGAATTCAAGGATGAGCCTACTCCCCATGAAGTAGAACTACTTAGTAAGCAGCTACAGCAGTGGTGTAAGCTCAATGAGTTTGACGTTCGTATGTTCAAGATTTTCCGTAACGTTGTAAAGTACGGAGACCAAGTATTCGTGCGCGACCCAGAAAACTTCAAGTTATACTGGGTTGACATGGTTAAGGTCATCAAAGTAATCGTGAACGAGAGTGAAGGCAAAAAGCCGGAACAGTATGTCATCAAAGACATCAATATCAACCTACAGAACTTATCAGTAGCACAGAAAACCAATACTGACTTTGCTGCTAACCCAGCAACTGGCTTAGGTGGTAGCGGTGGTGGAACTAACACGCCCTACACTGTTCCTGCAATGCCCTATAACACAACTGGTTCACGATTCACATTGGGACAGAGTGAGTCTGCGGTAGACAGTAAACATGTTGTACACTTATCATTGACTGAGGGACTAGATCGCTTCTGGCCGTTTGGTCAATCAATTCTTGAGAACATCTTTAAGGTCTATAAGCAGAAAGAACTATTAGAAGACGCTGTTCTAATCTATCGTGTACAACGTGCCCCTGAACGTAGAATGTTCAAGATTGACGTTGGTAACATGCCGAGCCACTTAGCTATGGCATTCGTTGAACGTGTTAAGAACGAAATTCACCAGCGCAGAATCCCTTCATTGTATGGTGGTCAATCAATCGTTGACGCTTCATACAATCCATTGTCAATGAACGAAGACTATTTCTTCCCTGTCACTGCTGAAGGCCGTGGATCAAGCGTTGAAGTTCTTCCAGGTGGACAGAATCTCGGTGAGATTGATGACTTGAAATACTTCAACAACCGTCTTGCTCGTGGTCTTCGTGTCCCAAGCTCATATCTACCCACTGGCCCTGATGACAACACTACGCCAATGAATGATGGTCGTGTTGGTACTGCCATGATTCAGGAATTCAGATTCAATCAATATTGCGAACGTCTACAAAACTATATTTGCTTGAAGTTGGACGAAGAGTTCAAACTATTCTTGCGTTGGAGAGGCTTCAATATTGATACTGGTTTGTTCCAGCTCAAGTTCAATCCTCCTCAGAACTTTGCTGCATATCGCCAAAGCGAACTTGATACCGCTCGTGTGTCTACGTTTGCTTCAATGGAAGCGTTCCCTTATATCTCAAAGCGTTTTGCACTTGAAAGATTCTTAGGTCTATCTGAAGAAGAAATCAAGAAGAACGAAAAGATGTGGGAAGAAGAAAACGCAGAAGATGTTGATCAGGAAACTAAGGGTTCCGATCTTCGTAACATCGGCGTTTCAACTGGCGACTTCAGTGCGGATCAAGAAACAGCCGATCAGATTGAAGCTGGCAATGAACTAGAAGCTGAAGGCCCAGAAGTTGCAGGTCCAGTTGGCAATCAAGGCGGAGAAGCAGTACCAGGCGGAGCAGCAGGTCCACTAGGTGGCGGCGGTAGCCCAATGCAAATCTAAAAGATAAATAATTATATGAAGCTAATGGAAATGTTTGACGCCCCTATTGCAGGGATGCAAGATTTGAATTCGGACAACAGCCAACCTGTTTACCGAACATCCCGCAAAACCAAACTGACTCTTAAGCAGATTCGTAAACTTCGCCGTATGATGGATGTTCGTCGCTACGAAAAGAAATTATATCTAGGTAAAATTAAAAAACAATATGGTGCGAAGCCTGAAGAAGCTGGCGCAGCATCGGTATAATTTACCAATTTAGTATATTCTAATAAAAAACTCAAAAACTGAGTACTTATTGAGTACTTTTCCTGCATAGTGCATAAGTAATTCTACAAAGCCATTACTATCAGGAGAATATTCAATGGACATTAATAAGTTTAAGCAACTCATGGATCTCGTTATCAACGAAGATCACGAACAAGCCCGCGAGCTATTCCACGAAATCACAGTTGAGAAGTCACGCGAAATCTTCGAATCACAGATGTTTGAAGCTGACGAAGAAGATGATCTAGAAGAAGGTATGGGCGGTCAGACCGGCGATCTTCTTGACGAAATCAACGCTGAAGAAGCCGACGAAGGCATGTACGAAGAAGACGAATCAGATATCGACTTTGATGACGAAGACGAAGACTTCGGTGGCGAAGAACATGAAGAACATGAAGAAATTGAAGATGCCGTAATCCGCATCGAAGACAAGCTCGACCAGTTGATGGCTGAGTTTGAAGAAATCATGGGCGGCGGCGAAGAAGACTTCGGTGACGAAGGCAACGAAGACATGGACGGTGAAGAAGATTTCGGTGACGAAGAAGATTTCGGTGACGAAGACGAAGAAGCAATGATGGAAGCTATTCAGCTTAAGAAGGTTTCTGTAACTCATGGCGACAACGGTCAGAATGCAAAGTCAACAGTAGCATTCAACTCAGGCGCATCAGGAATGGACAGCAAGCCGGTTAAGTTCAGCGGCGATGCAGAAGCAGTTCCAACTAGCCCTAAGGGCCCAAGCAACTTCTACTCAAAGGGTGAAACCTCAGTAAAGGGTGCAGGCAGCTTCAAGAACAGCCCAGGTAAGGACAACTTCAGCGACAAGGGTGAGTCAACACCAAAGCCTGTCTCAAAGGACGGTGCTGCTAATGACAAGAGCCCAGTAGCTGAATCACGCCGTTCAGCACGTAGACCAATCCGCTAATAAGGAAAACTGAGAAAATGGCTTTGTATCTCAGAGAGAATCTAACCTTCGATAGAGCCGAGATGGTTGTCGAGTCCGTAACAGAAGGCAACGACAGTCTAAAATCGCTCTATATGAAGGGGATTTTCATTCAGGGCGGGGTTAAAAACGCAAATGAGCGTATTTACCCCGTCTCTGAAATTGAAAATGCTGTAGACACTCTCAATAAGCAGATCAAAGAAGGCTACTCCGTTCTCGGAGAAGTCGATCACCCAGATGACCTTAAGATCAATTTAGACCGTGTATCTCACATGATTACTAGCATGTGGATGGACGGTGCTAATGGATTTGGTAAACTAAAGATTCTTCCGACTCCAATGGGTCAACTTGTAAAGACTATGTTGGAATCAGGAGTTAAGCTAGGTGTATCCAGTAGAGGAAGCGGAAACGTTAACGATATGGATGGCCGTGTCAGTGATTTTGAAATTATCACTGTCGATATTGTTGCTCAGCCAAGTGCACCTAATGCATATCCCAAAGCGATTTATGAAAGTCTCATGAATATGAAGCACGGACATAAGGTGATGGAAATCGCAAAAGACGTACAATTGTCTGGCAACAAGCAAGTACAGAAGTTCTTAGGTGAGGAAGTAATGCGCCTCATCAACGAACTCAAATTACGATAAGGGGAATAAGCATGTTAGATGCTATTAAGCCATTACTTGAAAGCGGCCTTATCAACGAAGATATCGGGAATCAGTTAAATGAAGCCTGGGAAGCTAAGTTGGTAGAAGCTCGTCAACAAGCTCGTGCAGAACTTCATGAAGAATTTGCACAACGTTACGAACATGATCGTGGCGTAATGGTAGAAGCCCTAGATAAGATGATGACTGAAACTCTTTCAGAAGAAATTGCAGAATTTGCTGCTGAAAGAAAGGCAATGAACGAAGATCGTGCAAGAAACGAAATGAAGATTCGTGAAAACATGACTAAGTTTAATGACTTTATGGTTACTAAGTTAGCCGAAGAAATCCGTGAACTCCGTACTGACCGTCAGGCACAGATGGAAAACATGCAGAAGCTAGAACAATTCGTTGTTCACGCTCTTGCAGGTGAAATCAAGGAATTTGCAATTGACCGTAAGGCAGTTGTAGAAGCTAAGGTTAAGTTGGTAGCTGAAGGCCGTAAGCAACTTGAAGCTCTTAAGGAAAGATTCATTTCTGAAAGTGCTAAGAAGGTTAACAGCGCAGTCACAACCTATCTCAAGGGTGAACTATCACAACTCAAAGAAGATATCAAGCTCGCTAGAGAAAACAACTTTGGTCGCAAGCTATATGAAGCCTTCGCAAGTGAATTCAGTGTAACTTATCTCAACGATAAGGCTGAAACTCGCAAGGTTCTCACGGCACTTGCACAAAAAGACCAAGAACTTGCAGAAGCTACTGCTAAGCTGAATAACGCAGCAAAGCTAGTAGAAAGCAAAGATCGTGAAGTCCGTATTATCAAAGAATCTGCTCAACGTGAAAAGGTCATGAACTCGCTTCTTGCACCATTAAACGAAGAAAAGAAGGAAGTTATGAAGACTTTGCTAGAAAGCGTACAAACCGTAAAGTTGGAAAACGCTTTCAACAAATATTTACCTGCTGTTCTTAATAACGGCCCAACCAATGCTGCTCCTGCAAAGAGAGCATTGAATGAATCTGTTATTGTAGAAGCAACTGGTAATAAAACTGCCAAGAAAATCGTAGAAGTCGATTCAACAGAAGACAACGTAATCGACATTAAGCGCCTGGCAGGGCTTTAATAAGACATAGTTTAGGAGAATATACAAATGTCAAACGTACTTTTAGAAAGCCGTTGGGGAGAAACTAAGGACGCCCTGCTAGAAGGCTTAAAGGGCACACGTAAGTCAACAATGAACGTGTTGCTTGAAAATACCAAGAAGCAGCTTCTTGCTGAATCTTCAGCTGGTACTACTACTGCTGGTAACATTGCTACACTCAATCGCGTTATCCTTCCGGTAATTCGTCGTGTTATGCCAACTGTTATTGCAAACGAACTCGTCGGCGTTCAGCCAATGACTGGCCCAGTTGGTCAGATTCACACTCTACGTGTTCGCTATGCTAACTCATTGACTGACAACTCAGCAGCACAGACTTCGGTCAACGCTGGTGAAGAAGCTCTATCACCATTCAAGATCGCACAGGCATACTCACGTACTGCCCTTGCAGATACTTCAACTAACTACTACACTGGTGCAGATACTGCTGCTCTAGAAGGTAACGGTGGTAAGCAGATTTCTGTTCAGATCCTTCGTCAGGCTGTTGAAGCCAAGTCACGTAAGCTACAAGCTCGCTGGACTTTCGAAGCTGCTCAGGACGCTCAGTCACAGCATGGTATTGACGTTGAAGCAGAAATCATGGCTGCTCTAGCACAAGAAATTACTGCTGAAATTGATCAGGAAATCTTGCTTTCACTAGCAACTCTTGCATCAACTGAATACACTTACAACCAGGCAACTGTATCAGGTACTGCTACTTACGTTGGTGACGAACACGCTGCTCTTGCTGTTCTTATCAACCGCGTTGCAAACTTGATTGCACAGCGCACTCGTCGTGGTGCAGGTAACTGGGCTGTTGTTTCACCAGCTTCACTTACTGTTCTTCAGTCAGCAACTACTTCAGCATTCGCACGTACCACTGAAGGCACTTTTGAAGCTCCAACTAACACTAAGTTCGTTGGTACTTTGAACGGTGCAATGCGCGTATTCGTAAACAGCTACGCTCCAGACACTCAGCCAGTTCTAGTTGGCTATAAGGGTTCATCTGAAACTGACGCTGCTGCGTTCTATTGCCCATACATTCCGTTGATGTCTTCAGGCGTTGTCCTTGATCCGACTACTTTCGAGCCAGTCGTATCATTCATGACTCGTTATGGTTACATCGAACTAACTAACACCGCATCCTCATTCGGGAATGCCGCCGATTACGTTGGCGAAATTGCGGTCCAAAATTTGACGTTTCAGTGAAATATCAAATACTTACGCAATCAACGCAGTAAGAAAAATGGAAAAGGGGCTTTCGGGCCCCTTTTCTATTGCGAAAATCCCCAAACTATAGTATTATTTATTGAAAAGAGAGGTCTTGGAATAAATAATACTATGTTCAAAGAAAACAAATATACTAGGTTATACAACAGTCTCATTGAGAGAGCAACTACTCGCAATTGGAATAAAGCCTCTGGCCGTGAAAGGCATCACATTGTTCCTCAGTCATTGGGAGGTAGCAATGATAAATCCAATCTAACTTATCTTTCAGCCCGAGAACATTTTATTTGCCATTGGCTCCTAGTTAAGATGACAGAAGGTGAAGCACGAGGAAAAATGCTGTACGCTCTTATGGGAATGAGAGCAATAGGAGACACACACCAAAGATACTCATCATCTATTACGGCTAGAGTATATGAGCGTTATAGGATTGAACACGCTAATAATCATTCCGAAAGAATGAAGGGTAAACCTGCATGGAATAAAGGACGAAAGTTAGAAGGTGAAGAGCTAGAACAGCACCGAGAACGAACCCGCAACCGAACGATAGATCCTGTTAGACAAGCCGAAGGCCAATCAAAACGAATAGCAAAAGTAACTGGTACAAAACAAAGTGAGGAAACCAAACTTAAAAAAAGTTTAGCATTGAAGGGTCGTCCCAAAGGCCCAATGAGTGAAGAACAAAAGTTAAAACGTTCTATGACTATGACAGGGCAGAAGAAGAAACCCGGTCACGCTGACAATGTAAGAAACGCTGTCCTAGGTAATGTATCCATCAACAAAGATGGTATTGAGAAGAAAGTCAAACGTGATACACTTGATCAATGGTTGAGTGAAGGATGGGCATTAGGTGGAAGGAAAAGAAAATGAATAGTAGACAATATGAAAAGATGATGACTGAGATTTATAAGGCAACTCTCACGAATGCAGGAATCAACGAAGGTGAATATACTAGTGTGTGCTTAAGTGCAGATAGAACAGAATATGAAGTAACACTTATTGACGGTAGTATAGTTGTTGTTCCTAGCGGATTTGAGTATACGGAGGATTAATGGTTAAAGAGACCTCACATGAAAAACTAATACGATATCTCAAACGAGATTCGTTAGCCGTAGTAAGGGATCATTACTTCAATACGAGATGGACATCGTACAAAGAGCTAATGTCATATTTCAAGTCAGCTGGATGGACCAGAGGAGAGTTAGTTAAAGCAGACCGCCCTCGTGGACGTGGTGAAGAGCGATGGGAGAAGCAAAGTTTATACTGGTATCTAGTGGGCCGCCCGGACTATTATGACCCTATTCCCGACGACGAGATAGAAGCATTTGAAAAGGCTATATGCAACAACTTACCAACAATTGTGACTACATATCATGGTCCATATGAATCGGAAATTATATATAATCCTACGTTCAAGCGTCTATTGCGCTGTGTTCGGGAATCAATATATGTAAATAAGGACCCTGACCACTGCGGTATAGGTAGGCTTCCTCATGTTGAAATATTTGACGATGGTGGAGTAAACCAAGATATCAGATATCAAGTCATAACTTTTTCAATGGATAGCTAAAAATGAACAAAAAACTACCATTGTGGAAAAATAGAGTTATTAATGAAACAGCTACTACACAAGAACTAACAGATAGGATAAGGCAACACCAGGCTAACTGTTTAGAAATAATGAAAAATCAAGAGTTTCAATTATGAAGATCAGTGAAATGACAATGAGAGGACCAGACCTCTCAAAACAAGCAGAACTATTTGCAAATAAGAATAAACACACCTGGTATAAAAATGGTAAACATGTAGCAGATATAGAAGACTATAAAGTTATCCAACTTGGTAACTATTATTCATTGTGGGATGATACAGCTTTTGTGGCATGTTGCTCATTAACAAACGATAACATTGTAGATAACGTTTATGTTAGTCCGGACTATAGAGGCAAGAAGATTTTGTCAATGTTATTGTGGTTTTTTAAGACTAGACTAAATCGTTCTCCCTTAGTATTAGGAAAGGTTCATTCTAAAGATATGCAGGAAGTTGTAAAGGGTCTATCACGATTCAACAAGCACTGGTATAACGTGAACACTGGAGAGAAGGAGCCATTTGCATTAGATACGCTGGATAATTACTATAGTCACATAGAGGTTACCCCATGGCGCCTCGTATTGGAAAATGCCGGAAACTTCTCGGAGTGGCCATTGTACAATGGTGGCGGATTTGTTATGGAAGCGTATGAACCGTACCTAGACTAAATACTACTATGGATATGCGTACTCTCATTGAAGCAGCAAGTACAATCACCGCTTACCACGGTGGCGACCACCCTGAACCACATAATGGCATGTATTTCTCATCGGACCCTGGCTTCGCAGAAGATTACGGAGAAGTGTACCAATACAGTATTCATTTAGGTAAGATGTTTGACTCTCTTGATCCTAAGCTAATAGAACCTATGCTTCCAATGTATGATCCATATCACGAAACTGATATTGAAACTATAGAAGATTACTTAGACAGTTCAAGTGATACTTGGGAAATCCTTGAACAGCACTTGCGATATGTTAAAGGTATGGGATACGATTCACTGAGAATTTTCGAAGGTGGTGTTGAAAACTACTATATCTTTGATAAGAATAACATACGAATGATAGGAAAATTATCCTAAGCGATTCTAGTATCACCATCTACAGTGGCGTTAAGAATTGACTTCTTGCCAGTACGAACTTTCTTATTATGTAACCTAGCACAGTTGGCACAGAGTGTCAATAGATTATTTTTAGATTTGTTCTTTTTGTTCCCATCTTTATAAACTAGATCAAGCTGTACACGATCTTCTGGAACGAATCCACATTCCTCACAATCAATGCCTTTATGTTGTAGATGTTTAAATCTACCTGAATACATTGACTTAGCACAGTCTTCGCAGTAGCGATGCCATTTCTGAAAACCATGCTTACTCTTGCCATTTGGCTTTGCGAGCGCAAACTTACAGTGCGAGCATATGGGTCTTGGGGGTTGATTTAAAAGCATATTGTATTTATAAAGCGAACCTAAAAACTTTTTTCCACTGCCCAAAATGTAATATTTTGATAAATATTAGATTAGAACAGCAGGAACAACTGGATGTCAGTAGAATATTTTAACTCATATGGTGGTTACTCAGCAGGCATTCCGCCTGTACCTGTCATTGATGGCAATGGCAATGTAGTATCAAACTTCAACAATCTGTCTGGTAATGTATCTGCTAATAAGGTATATGCTAACGCATTCTTTTATGCAAATGGCCAACCCTTCCAAGCTAATCCAGGTGGTAGCAACACTCAGCTACAGTTTAACAACAATGGCGCATTAGCAGGAATTCCCAACGTAACATTTAATGGTAGCAATCTATCATTAGGTAATGTTAGTAATGTTAAGATTGGCGGCGGTGTCAATGGCTATGTATTGCAAACTGACGGCGCTGGCAATTTAAGTTGGGCAGCAAGTGGTGGTGGCGGAGGCAATGGCTCCCCTGGTGGTTCTAACTCACAGATTCAATATAATAGTTCAGGTACATTTGCAGGATCAGGTGGCTTCACATACAATGATGTATCAAATACTGTTAGCTTAGTAAACTTAACTGCTAATGGAAATGTTAATCTAGGTTCAGTTTCTAATCTCACTATCACAGGTGGTACTTCTGGCTACTTCTTAAGAACAGATGGTCTAGGCAATCTAAGTTGGGCAGTAGGCGGAGGAGGAGGTAATGGCACTCCTGGTGGATCAAACACTTATGTACAGTTCAATGATGACGAAACCTTTGGTGGTGTGTCAACATTCACTTTTGACAAAGACACTGGCATTCTGTCTATCCCAATTCTATCAGCAACTACTAATATCATTGCTGGTGGATTACAGACAACTGGTAATATCACATCAGGTAATCTCAAAGTCACCGGTCTTGCTAACCTAGTAGGAAACGTAAGAGCAAGTGGTAATGTCAACTTTACTGGCGCAGCTAACGTAACACTTGGATCAGTAAGCAATCTTCATATCTCAGGTGGTTCAGATGGCTATGTATTACAGACTGATGGATTAGGTAATCTATCATGGTCTGCAAGTGGTGGCGGAGGTAATGGTTCTCCGGGCGGCTCAAACACTCAAGTACAGTTCAATGATAATGGAAACTTTGGTGGCAGTCCATTCTTCACTTATAACAACTATACACATGAAGTTCAAGTAGGTGGTAATCTCATTGCTAACTCATTCCAAATGGGTTCAGGTGTATATGAATGGTCTACTTCACAAGTCTACTTTGCGACTACAGCAAGTACAGCACTGCAATCATTGTATAGTGTACCGGTAGCTAATATTTCGGGTGCAGAGTTTCAAATAATTGCAACTAATGCTACAGTAGGTAAAAGACAATCCACTAAGATTTCATCAGTAGTATATCAAGGCAATGTTCAGTTCACTGAATATGCAGGATTATACATCAATGGCGGTGTAGGGACTTTCCAAGTTGACTATGACGCAGGAGATATTATTACGCCCCCTTCACTACAACTTAAGGTAACTCCTGACGTAAGTAGTCAAACAGTTTACAAGATGCTCATAACCCTATTTGCTGGGTAATGATAAATATAGATATAAAACGGGAAGAATACAATGGCTATTAGACCACTAAACTCAATTGCAGGCTACTCAATCGGTGAGTATCCATCCACAGTAATCATTGATGGTAACGGTAATGTTACAACTGGTAATCTGTCAGTAACTAGCTATGCTAATCTTGGTAATGTAGGTAATGTTTACATTGGTGGCGGCTCAAGTGGTTACGTACTTCAAACAGACGGTAATGGCAATCTATCATGGTCAGCAACTGCTAGTACATCATCTATCAATAATGGTAACAGCAATGTTAGTATTCCTACTACTGACGGTAATGTTTACATCAATGCAAACAGTGGCACAGATTATCAATGGACATTTGATACTACTGGCCAAGTAACAATTCCTGGATATATCACTGCACCAATTGGTCAAACGATTGATATTTATACTGGTAACAACTCATCATACAGCGAAATCTATCTAACAGATAATGGCAATGTAACGATTGCAACTCAAGCTGAAACATACAACTGGAACTTTGACACGACTGGACTATTTTCTGCTCCGGGTAGTATTGCTCTCAATGATTTTGTTGTTGTTAACGCGGATGGTTCATCTGAAGGTGGTCAACTAGTATTAGGTTATGCAGGTGTAAGTGGTTTAACTGGGCAAGGCAACTCAACTTGGAACGTAGATGTTGATTCATCTAACAACTTCCGTATCTTTACTCAGTATGCTAATAGCGCAACCGCAACTGCAATGACAGTTTACACTGCAAATACAGATGTTGAACTGTCTGCTAACTTGATTGTTGATGGCAACATTGCAAATGCTAACAACATCACCGTGACAAATAATATTACTGCTGCTACTGCAAACATAACAGGCAACTTGTCTGCTGGTAATGTTGATGGTGGCAATCTAGTAAAAGCTAACAACTTTAGCACAAATGGTTCAGGTGGAGACATCACATTAACTGGTGGTAATGTACTTGGCGCCAACATAATCTTCTCAAACTCGTTCACTTCAAACGGTGGCCTTGTAGACTTCAGCACAAACAATCCAAATGTTCAGCTAGGTTCAAACGCTAATGTTCACATCTATGGTGGTAACTCAGGGCAGATTCTATCAACTGATGGGTCAGGCAATCTAAGCTGGGTATCAACTGGTACACAAAGCGAAATCTATAACGGCAACAGCAATGTCACTATTCCTACTATGGATGGCAACGTCTATATTAATGCAAATGGTGGTACTAATGAGCATTGGGTGTTCAGTACTGACGGGATCTTAACATTAGCAACTCCTACTAGCGGTTATTCACAAATAACATCAAATTCAGGGTCTAATATTGACATCTATACCGGCGGCACAAATTACTCTGAAATCTATTTGATAGATGGTGGTAATGTAACAATTGCTACAAATGGCGAAGTATCAAACTGGGTATTTGATAATACTGGTAATTTAACTTTACCTGGAAGTAGTTATATTAAACCAGTTACCGGTAGTCTAAACTTAACTGACAGTACCGGTAATAGTTATATTGACCTTGATACAAACAACATCTATCTATATACCGATTATGCAGGTAGTGAGTATGAATGGAATCTTGACAATACCGGTAATACTACTTTCCCTGCTGTTGGTACTGCAAATCTTGGTAACTTAGTAACAGCTAACTACGCTAACTTTGCAAATGATGTGGTTGTTCAAGGCAACATTGCTAACGCAAATAACATCACTGTTACTAATAATGTAACGGCTGCTACTGCAAATATTACAGGCAATTTATCAGCAGGTAATGCAAATCTAGGCAACCTAGCTTCTGCTAACATTTTTTCTGCTAATTATGCTCAAGTAAACAATATCTCTAACACTCAAATTGCATACGGTAACGCATCTAATTATCTAGTAGGTAACTCAGCATTCACGTTTGATGATGTTGCTGGCAATCTAAGTGTTCCTGGCAACATCATCACTGGTGGTGGTTCAGGTGGCAACATCAGTGGCGTTGACTATTTGTTTGCAGATTACGCAAATCTTACATACGACCTTTTCGTTGGTGGTAATGCAAATATTATCGGTAACATTGCTAATGCAAACAATATCACTGCAACTAACAATATTATTGCTGGTGGATATGCCAACATCAATGGAAATGTGATCGCTGCTAATGTTAACACAGCAGCGGTATATTCTTCTGGTTCATTGGCTCTTAATGCAGTAAGTGGTAACATTGATCTTTATGTAACTGGTGGCAACATCAATGCACACGGTGTGCAGCTTAAGGAACTTGCTAACCCAACTACTGCACAAGATGCTGCTACTAAGTATTATGTAGATAACGCTGTTTCAGCCGCTCTCACTATTCACGATGCGGTAATGGTAAACACAGTTGATCCATTAGCAGCAACGTATACACCAGGTGGTACAAGCATCACTTGGACTACTATTACACTCACTACTGATATTGCTACTGGCTCAGCACACGGGCTTTCAGACGGTGATGTGATTGTATTTAATACGACTTCTAATGGGCTTACAGCAGGCACACCATACTTTGTAATCGTAGTTAACTCTACTACTATTCAAGTTTCACTTTCAGAGCATGGTGATCCAATTGTAACATTGACTAATGGTACAGGACTATCACTTGGATCAACTGCTAACTCGGGTGTAGGCGCATATCTAACTTCTAATACAAATGGACCATTAACTAGTAACTCATACACTTGTGTATTGAATGATCGTGTTATCGTTCTAGGACAAACTGATCAAACTCAAAACGGTGTGTACTATATCACTCAAGTTGGTGTTGCTGGAGGTGCCGGCACCCCATGGATCCTAACTCGTACTACTGACGCTGACAAGTATATTCCAATCAGCACTAATGGGCTTGCACAAGGTTCATACTTCCTAGTCAACATGGGAAGCGAAGCAGGTTATTCATATGTTTGCAGTACTTCTGGAACAATCGTATTTGGTACAACTGATATCACATTTGCTCAGTTCTCTCAAACTCAAGTATACACTGCTGGTACTGGATTAGGTCTCTATCCTAACAATCAGTTCTATATCTCTAATACTTCTGTAACAGCAGGTTCATATGGTGATGGTGATAATGTATCAACATTCACTGTAAATGGACAAGGACAGCTAACTGCTGCTGGTACGACTCCAGTTACTGCAAATGCAGCAAACTTGACTGGCACAACTCTTGCTTCTGGTGTTGTTAACTCATCATTAACAAGCGTTGGTACATTAACAAGTCTTGCAGTTTCAGGTGATGCTAACATTGCAGGTAATGTAAAGGTTGGCACTGGTTCAGGAAGCAACATCAGTGGTGCTAACGTAATCTTTGCTAACTCGTTTATATCAAATGGTGGTCTAGTAGACTTCAATACTAATAATGCAAACGTTCAACTAGGCAACGTTGCTAATGTTCATATCTATGGTGGCAACTCAGGTCAAGTACTACAGACTGATGGCACTGGTAATCTAACTTGGTACTCAATCAGCGCAACAAGCATTACTAATGGTACTTCAAACGTAAGCATTCCAGTTGCAGATGGCAATATTAATCTAGTATCCGGTGGCAACACTACAATGGTTGTTACTGGCACTGGTGCAAACATCACTGGTTATGCTAACATCTCTGGTAATCTATCAGCAGGAAACATTAGCACAACTAACGCTAATGTAACTACTGCTAATGTTTCTGGCAACGTTATTCTTGGTAATAGCTCAGTAACAACTGCAATCTCTTGGGGTTCAGTAACTACTGTTTCTATCAGTGCTAACCAGACTATTGCATCATTTGCAGTAGCAGGCGTAACCGGTGTAGAATTCCTAGTTAAGGGTGTAGATAGTGCTGGTTCAGGTAAGTACAGCGTAGCAACAGTCACAGCAGTAACAGACGGTGCAAACGTAGATTATTCAACATATGGAACAGTCAACTTAGGAGGATATACGGGTACTCTTGCTGTTAATGTAAGCGGTAGCGTTATGTACTTGCAAGTAACACCTGCAAGCAGTAACTCAACTGTTTGGACCACTCAGTATAGATTTATATGATAAAATCTAGCTGAATAAATAGTTAGGATAAAGTAAGGTAGGATAATGGCGATTAACCCGTTCAATTCAATAGATGGTTTCAGCGTCGGGGGTGAGAGTATCGTCCCCGTCATTGATGCCAAGGGTAATCTATTAAATGCTCCTGCTAACACACTATACGTAGCAAAGAATGGTAACGACAGTAATGATGGTACTATCAATCAACCATTTCTAACTATTAAAGCAGCATTAACTGCTGCCTCAGCCGGTAATTATTCAGTTCATGTGGCTCCTGGAACTTATACTGAAGCAAACCCTATTACCATTCCAGCAAACGTAGCATTGATGGGTGACAACTTACGAAGTGTAACCGTAATACCACAGACGCCTGCAAGTGACTTGTTCTATGTCTCAAGTGGGTCT